TATCATAGATATAGGCTTTCTTAATCTTTTGAGCATTAGGTCGTAAAATTTCTTGGTGTAAAACATTCCAAGGCTTAGTAGTAGCTAGTCTAGAATATGTGTATACTGTACCTTGTCCAACATAGTCAACTACGTCATTAGGGGCACTAACAAGTACAATATTATTAGCTGCTGAGATAGAGGTGCCGTATGCATCAGTTTGATCAGTGTCAGCTACTAAACTTTCACCATAGATAAACTTTGTGTGATATCGATCATACACATCGGCTCTACCTGAATCAATTTGTCTGTCGGCAATTGTCGTCGTATTGTTATCAAAAGTTGTCGACAATCCTGTTTCTGCAGATGCTGGGTCGTTTACATAAGGTGTGTTATACAATGTTTCAGAATTGTCTAGTAATTCAGAATATACATCAAACGATGCAGTATTAACAATATCACCACTAGATGAAAATACAACTAGTGCATTATCATTATTCATAAAGTTAACAAAAAATCCAAATTTTTCAAATGGCTCTTTTTTAGTGCTAGTTAGTGTATCATTTAATACATAACCAGAGTTGCCGGGTACAAATATAAGCACTTTGCCATTATCTGTATCACTAGTAAACGGAATACCTACTGCAATATAACTACCAGTTGGAGAAATTGCAACAGAATATCCTAGTTGATCTCCATCAGCTAACGTAGTATTACTACTGTCAATAGTCTGATTTAGTACATATTGGTTACTAATCAATCTATAAATGTAGACTGACCCGGTGTCACTTGCCTTGCGGGGAGCAGAAGCTACAAAGGTTAGGGCATCAGCCGACAATGAAATACTGTGCCCAAATACATCATCAGACCCTACTGATACCGGAGTTGCATATGTTGCCCACGCTGATCCTGTATATTTGTAAAAATATACTTTTCCGGTACCGCTACTAAAACCAGTTGCTGATACTGCAAGAATCCCAGTGTTAGATAATACTATACTAGACCCGAATAATTCATACGCAGCCGGAGATTGGCTAGTTATTACTGCTAACAATTCATATCCATTCTTACGATTATAGATAGCGACATATCCTTGCTGAGTAACCCCGCTGCCGTTAACATTCGATGCAGTAGTTGCAGATACTGCTAACCACTTACCGTCCGGAGAGAATACTAATTTAGCACCAAAGTTTAAATTTGATGCACTTGAAATAGACAAGTCCGGAGTTAACTGATAACTTGCTATCCATATAGATGATGTAATACTCTTAGTATAGACAGTTACAGTGTTATTAGCAGTTGCCACTGCGGCAGTAAGTCCGTCTGACGATAATGCTGTTGCTTTTCCAAAATGTGTATTTACAGCCGGAGCTGTATCGCTCAGGGTTTGTTGCTTAAAGACTGTAGTATGTTTATATACTGTATATAACCCTGCACCATTATCGTCAGCCCATACTAGGTCATCATTAGACAACGAGGCCGGTATAACTGAATTTAAATCATCAACACTACTAACTCGAACAGTAGGCAGTTCGTAAACTAATACTTGAGCTAAATCAGCGAACGGTGATTTCCAATTAACAATTTTTGCAGTGATATAGATAGTACGCTTATCAATTGATGTAATTTTATAAAAACCTGCAATAATTGAAGAATTGGTAATTCCAATAATATCTCCGGCATCCAGTGAAGTAATACGGTCTAATTGAATTATTAGAGAATTATTAGAATAATTAATACTTTCAATTTTAAATTTACTTTGAGTAAATCTATGAATGTTCCAATCTCTGCCAGCAAATGCGCACCATACATAGTTACCTTCTTTAAATTTAGAAATGTCGTGTGATACAATATCATCTAATGAATCAATGTTTAGTGTAACATCTTCATATCTAACATATCCAGGTGTTCTTAAGTATGCCAATGTTCCATCAGTTGACCATAAATTATTAGTATAGTCAACTGGTTTAATGTATATGTCAGTTGGCAGTTGTCTATATACAAAATCTACAAGCCCAGGATCAATTGTAGACACTAACTCAAATGGTTGAGGGTTTAATTTAAATGTGCTCTCATCTAGTTTAAATTCAATCTCGTTAAATGCGGCACTTGCTCCGTAGTTACCTACTCTAACTGCCCACTCTTCATTAAATGTTAAACTTTCCATGCCGTCAGCACTAAGTACATCAAACAGCTTACTAAACACATTTTGTGTACCTTTCTCAATAATCATTCCCTGATAGAATTTATATTGACTTACATCATCTTGAATAATGTTTTCAAGATATTGTCGTTTCTGATAACCAATTAAGTGTTGAGCCATTCTTTGCTGGCCTACATCGAAATTATCGCTGTCTAGGCTATAGAAGTCAGCAAATTGCTCAGCTTTGTAATCCCAGTTAGGTAACAGTTGGCTGGTAGGTTTTTCATCTAGCCTAATCCAGTATGCACTGTCAAATGTGTCAGTGCCCGGTAAAAACTTACTTGCACTATAATAAAATTCTTTGTACTTTACAATATCACCAAGATTATAATCAGTCCATGGTTCCCATATCTTTAGCACTGCTTGGTCGTAAATAAAACCAGGAATATTAAATCCACCGTTCCAATTGCTAGACAAATATCCAACAACTTTAATTCTTTCTTGACGATACCCCGGTGCTTGATCGTATATAATATCATTAAACAGTGTTGTATTGTCCAACAACATTACGTGTTCTTTTTGTACTAGATATAACGTTGCACCATAGATTCCATGACTAGTATTAGTTGGTGATAATGTAAATGTATTACCTTCTCTAAAACTATTAGCAAATGCTGAGTCTAATTTTTGACCGTCAACTCTAAATATTTTATATTCAAAAAATGCATCCTGTATACTATTAACTACCGAATTATTGCTTTGTAAGACTAACTTATTAGCGGCTGGACTTAACGATAATACTGAACCTTCAGCCCAATTTTGTGTAGTCCAGAATAGAAATTCCTTAATCGATGTTTCCCAGTTATTAATGCTTCTAAGGTCAGTGTTATATTCGTCTAACACAAATCCTTGATCTTCTAAGTATACTCCGTAGCCTTGTATAAAATCTACAAGTTCTTGTATAGAATAAAACTTAGTACCGTAACTAATTACTGTAGGTGAATTTTTATCCCATGCGCTTCTAAGTTGAGCATCTCTACCTCCGGTTGTTGGTAATTCAGCTAAACGTGTATAATTAGTAGCATCAAATGTAGAACCGCTTTGGTGTGTTATTTTTACTCTATAATACTGATTATTAGACTTTACTAATTTACCAACAAGGTAATATTTGTTTTCAGTCCATACTACATAACTTTCAGATATTCCACCAACATTAATTGTTCTACCAGTTAACGCATAAGGATAATATGTAAAGTATGGATGATCAATATTATACCCTCTTACTTCGTATCCATCAGCATACTTTGTAATGACGATACCGCTATAGACTACTTTCTTAATAGGAGATGAAGTGTTTAAAACAATATCATAATTTTCTTCAGGAACAAATACGCCGCCTGTGCTTGATAGACTCTTACTATCTAAAATTAATTTAAATTTAGGTTTGCTAGTAAATCCACCTAGCTTTGACCCAAGTTTATTAGTTAAGCTAGATAGGTCAGTTGCATACTGAGTTACCAATAATGTTACATCACTAGTGATGTATTCAATTATGTAATTAATTAAACCAGCTGTAAATACTCTAGTCAAGCTCGACGCAGTAGAAGGTAATTTAATATCAGATAATTTAATACGTAAATCTGTGTCAGAATATACTAATTGATTTGATATATTTCTAACGGTCCTACTGCGGTCTAAACATGTACCTAACACATGGTTAGGTTTTAACAACAACGCAGTCTGTATCAATGCAAATGCATAATATGAACTACGACGCCAGGCTGATTCTACTGGGCCCACATCTCCAAATGCGTAATATCCTTCAGCAGTAGGTTTAATATATCCAGTTACTTGCCCTGCATTATACGGATCAATTAACTCTCCATCTTCATTGACTGGGACACCTGTTGCTAAAATAGATTTAGCAAACTGAGGTAGTGTGCGGATTGGAAAGCCGGGCTCTCTAATAATACCATTTTTAATATCGTCCCACAGTATCAAATTATTGCTAGTATATGGTGCTGGACCATATACATCATTCCACCACTTAGGTGCAATACTAAATCCAAGACACTCCCACGGATGAGTGTGAGGGCGGTCAGTGTCTAATGTCCAACGATATATACCTCTCCAGAACGCAGGCGTTGACCTATCATCCGGTGTAGCATTTTCTCTATAGTTCCAAGTGAATGGATTTAATCTAGACCAAAGTGCATTATCTTGCTGTGTGTAGTCTTGACTAATATTAACAGTCCATTGAAAGAAATATTGACTTAATACTGTATCAAATTCAGTTTTACTATAACCAGTATCTCTACTGTACCCAGGAATAAAAGAATAGATATCAAATATTGTAGGATCGTATTTTACTTTAATGTTATTGTAAATTCTAGTTTCTAGTTCTAAAATTAGATCATCTCTATAATCGTTAAACGCAATAGTTATGCTGCCATCATGACCCTGTATAACAAGCGTAGGTTCTAAGTAGGTTGTATCTAAATAAATTTTAGGTTCAAATGCAGGATATAACCCTAATTTAGTAGGAGTAGGCGGGCAGTACGAGCCGTCAGTTGATTCATACTCGAATGACTCTATTATGTCGCCTTCGGCTAGTTCAACTAACACTTCAAAGAATATATCTGTCCCAAATATATAGTCGCGGCCGTGTACTAGCTGGCGCTCATTTAAGTATATATTAACTGCACGGTTTGATAATTTTTCTAAATTAAATGCTCGAGTCAATGGGTATGTTTTAATTCTGCCGTCTAATACTACATATTCAGATCTGATTGCACCTGAATGAGAAAACATGTCTGATAGATAATATGACTGAGTTTTTGTTTTATTTTTTGATAATTCTTGTAAGATAAAATCAACGTGTTGTCTTGGCTCTGTGTCAATTCCTGACTCGCCCGCAAATGTAAGAAACGATCTTTTAAATTTTCCGTAGTCAACACGAGACTGATCTAATGCCTTTAAAATATTAGCAGTCTGCGAACCTAAATGATATAAACTTAAATTCATTGGGCCGCTGTGTTGTACAAATCGTGTTCCAAAAGGTGTAATATTTCCCAGGTCTCGTATGTTGCTGTATCCTGGATATGTACCTGAGAAACTATCAATATTTTCAACAATAGTATCTACATGATCAATTACTTCGCCTAACGTAAACTGTGTCACGTTTGCATTTAAAGGATTATTTTGTAAGTTTAATGGTATTTCGTAATAACCATTTTCATTCTTAGATTGTGCCGCGTAACATTTTAGTGTAACAACATCAGTTAAACTTACATTAGATGACAACACTACGGATTTTCTAATCTTGCCGTCAACTATGGTAAATGTGTCATTATTTTGTCTGCGCCCGTTGATAAAAACTTTAACAGATAGGTCAGTTAAGTTATCTTTAAAGTCATATACATCAATAGGAAAATTGTTAACTAGGCCGCTTTCTTTAAACGTTCTAACAATAGGCTGTACTGTAGTTAACTCAGAATGTGTCCAAGCATTTTGATAAGAAAATCTATCAATGCTAGATACCACTTTTAAAAATCCAATATCGGTATTTTTACTGTATACAGACACTAATTCTTTATAGTTAAAACTATCAGTTAATAAATTAAATTTAAATACTATATCTCCAATGTTACTAATATTCTGGTAACTTAAAGGAAATCCTAATGCAGTATCGTTAGTACCTGTTCCAACGTTGTATGAAAATACTTTAGTTCCTTGAAACGTAGAACCTTCATATACAGAAATATCTCCGTAGCTATTGCCTAAGCTATCAAAAACATCAAATAACGGAGGCTGATTTGTATTTGTCTTACGCTGTCCTAATTTCCAAGAACTACCATTATACCAATACATAAGTCCCTGATTTTCTGCTCCGGTTTTAACTAATACTGTTTCATTAGTGATCGGATTAGCATCTAATTCCTCAGTTAGATTTATCTGATGTCTAAACCCGCTAAATGTTTCAAATGCATGTACGCCCGAACCAATGTCAAGGATATTAACCTGTGTGTTTAAAGATCTATCAGTATAAAGACGAATCTCAGTAGTACTGAGTACTTGTACATAATAAATTTTTCTGTTAACTAATCCGTCTATAGAATCATTACCATTATTTAAATATGTAATTTGAGTGCCTGTTGTCAACCCGTGTGGAGCCGTGCAGGTTATATTATTTGTGTCTACTGAAACTCCAGTAGCTGGCGCAAATTCGATTGTTCTCCCAGGTATAGTAACATCGATAAAATTAACTTTAAAGATTTTATTATTAACAAATCTGTCAGTGTCTGCGATAAACAATACACGCATGCCATTAGCTAATTCTATTCCGTCAACATTATATCCAAGACTGCCTTCAATAGTTGAGAATACGTCTTTAGTAAACGTATCTATTACATCTACATTTGCCTTTGCTTGATGACCAAAATTATATAATTTTAATCCGGCTTCAAATTCAATAATAGGTCGTGTAGCTCGCTGAAGTTGATCTAACTCTGGCACTTGTCCTGCCGCAGCAGCGGTTGCCATTACAACGTCTTGATGGAACCATCTATTATAACGACTCCACTGACTTCTGTCAAGACTTGATCGATTAATAACTACGTAGTCTTTATCTTTTGGAAAAGAAGTTAAAGTACTAAAGGGTGCTTGGTCAAATGGTTCGTCATCAAATAGTAAGGCAATTTCTTGTGAATATGAACTTATAATTTCAAGATCTTTTTCATCTACTAATTTAATAGAGGTGCCCACTCCTTCAACATACCAATAGCCGGTTGCATATTTCTCTGGTGTAGTATTGCCAGTAAAGAACAATTTCATACCGTTAGATAATTTAACTCCAGTTCCTGTAGTATAAGTTTTTTTGCCAAGTATGTCTGCGTCTAGATTTAGATACGAATTTTCATCAATGTCTTTAATTTCTAAAACGCCGCCTGTATTTGCATCTGCAGAGCTAACATAAAATAATACATCAGGCGCACTTTCTTGTACAGTAAATGTAAGGATTCCATTTTCAACAGAATCTACAGAAACTCCTTCAGTATATAACTCTAAATCTCCTGCTACTCTGCTAGTTTTAATAGAAAAAGGATTATTTGGAGCAGTAATAGAAAAATGGTAAGTTTGACCTCTGTACAAAGTTAATGTAGGGTTACGAGTTAATCCGTCGGGACTAAAAATATAAACATAGTTGTCGCCTTGATCTTCTACAGTAACGGTATAGGTACTCTCAATTGATAACTGCTGTCCTTGTACTTCAATGGCCGCTGGTCCGTAAGGTAACCAATAGTATTGCTGGAAGTTGACAAACTTATCCCAATCAATATGTGGATTCCAAGAATAAAATTCTTGTGAATTTACACGACTATGATTAGTAACATTGCCGCCATTAGTTTCTATAGTATTAATATGGTCGATATAATCTTTATAAAAAGTTGTATTACCCAAATAATCCTGTATTACTGCTGCCGGTTCTAGTTGATAATTTTGTCTATTACTATCGGTTGCAGAAACAAATACATCCGATGCGGTGACCGCTTTAGCATTTTGACGACCTATATAGCCGTTTACTTTTTTAACAGTTCCAGGCTGTGTTAATTGATCTAAAGTAGCTGATAAAAACTTTTTATTACTTTCAGTTCTATAAAATCTAGGTAATAGGTCTGCAGATTTTTTTTCTGCACTATTTGATAGTGGCAAATTTGGTTCGTCTTGATTAGCCATTAGTTGGTTCCTGCACTAGTTATAGTTTGTTGACTCGACACTGTTGATACAGATGCTATAGCACCTGAGCTTTTTATTTTACTTGCTGTTATTGCTGATATGATTTCTATGTTATTCACCGTAGCGCCATTGATAAAGATTTGATCTCGTTCTGCTCTAATTTCATACAAGCTACCAAATGTTAAATCTGATTGCTTAGGTACTATAATAAAATTTACAATATTAGGAGCAAGACGGTTCATTACATAAGCAGATAGCTCAGTGAAGTAAAAATCTCCGCCAAAATCCCAATTTTCTAATGCAAAAAATTCATTAATTGCAGATAGTACTTTTGACTTAACATCGTTATCACTGATAACAACTTCAGGATTCTTTACAATCTTAAATGTTGATTGTACACTTAAATTAGCTTTATCGCCGAATAGAACTTTATATTTTACTGGATGATAAATTATTTCGTCTGAGATAGATTTGATTTTGTTTAGATCAGGTGATAATAAATTGTATAGGAAATCAGAACTAGGTGGTAACGGTTCTGTTACCCTCGAGTCATCTAGCCATTCTCTAAACGATTTGTCATAGTCTTTAGTTAAGATAAACACATCGATTAAGTTAGTAAGGCCCGGGTCAATTCTTGATTCATAATCTGCATTATGTATGTACTGAAATTTAATATTTGAACGACCTTGGTATACTTTATAATCTAAACTAACTACAAACCCGTTAGTAGAAGAATATTTCTTAACTACATTAGTGTCAACAAAATAATAATATTTTCCATCAATTCCACTAACTGGTTCTGTTGCTAGAATAGTAACAATGTCATTAGAATTATCAATCCATCGATAATCTTCTTGGCCTTGCTCAATTACATACAGCTCTAGTACAACGTATTTGTCAGTAATATTAACTGTTGGTGCAACTATCTCTTCAAAAATATTTGGATTATCTACTACGCTATCATCGTCAGTATCACTGAATGTTATTTCAATTTTTTTAGTATCAACATAACCGTCAAGGCCAATATATTCTTCAGTAATTTCCCAGTCACGATCGTACGTAAATGGTATTGTTGCATCAGGTTGTGTATTAATGCTTAATACTTTAATTTGATCTTTTACAATTGTGTTAGATCTAGTATCGTAAATTTTGTCACTGGCATCAAAGAAGAATCTTAACTGCTGGTCGCTTTCAAAAATAAATCTTACTAATCTAGATTTAACTGTGTAGAATTCTGAATCAGTAGTAAACAAAATTAACCAACTAGCGTCTAATTGCTGATTACTATTATCACCTTGCTTGCCTAAACTAAATGTACCAGCAGTATTTAAATTAACTTCAAAAACTAATTTCCATGTACGTGTTTCTACATCATATCGTAGACCAAATGGTTTGTTAGCAAATACTAAATCTACCATTGTACTAATAGTATTAGTTTCTATAGTGGTGCGCCATGCAGGAATAATTTGACTTAATACTGCCTGTGTAGGAATTATATCGTTTAATATAATAGTTCCAGTAATACCGTCTGCAAGAGTTCCTGTGCCATTATTTGTGCCGTCACCACTAACTGATACAACCTTACACCACAATGTTGTAGTTGAGTTAAATGCAGTAGCAGTACCGTTAACTAAAGCGTTATTATTATTTTTATCAAAATATTTTGTATATACCTTTTGTCCGTCTACTATATTAAACGGGGCTTCAAACTTAACTAATGCCCCCGGTGTAATAAATCTCAGTAGCGTACTAGTATAAGATCCAGTTTTATAAGGTACGATTGGATCTATTGATCCGATAAATCCTGAACTTTGATTAATGTCAGTAGTCTTATTAACCCATGCAATATCAGAACCTATTGCAATAGATGTAAATCTAGAATAATAAAAGTCACGCAACTGCTTTGACTTGATAAACTCTAGTAATTGATTATAGATTACTGCTTCGATATCAGTGCGGGTAATATAAGAAAATCTAAAACTATCAGTGTATTCTTCTTTATACAGCGCACCATCATCAGCAAATAAATTCGTTTTGCTGTATTTGCCAGTAGGATCTACTAGATCAAAATAACGACTAATTCCGCTGCTTGAACGATTGGTTGCCTTAACTTTGATTATTTGCTGATTAACACTTAGTGGACTAATATTGTAGTCTTCACCAGTAATCATTCTATTTTGTGTATAGTATGTTGCTGGCGCGTTGGCCTTAATACTGTTATTTGATTCTGTCTCTGAGGAGTTTGCAACAGATGTTTGTAAATTCATAGTAACAGATAATGTTTCTAGTTGATTAAGATTAGAAACATATGGGATTTCTATAGATATATTCCTAATATCTTTAGGATTAATTGTATACGTAACTCCGTTACTTTGTCGGTAATATGTACGGAATGTGCCGCGTGGTAAGTTACCAAATGTGCCATCACTAAAAGATAAACTAACTTTGTCGTCGGCGCGAGTTATAACACTATAAATGTTCCTAATAGATTTCTTTAAACTATTATAGATAGTGTTGTTGCCTTCTAGGGCAGGAATTTTTGCCCAATATTCTGACTCAACACCTTGAGAATTTAACTTGTATAGCCATACGTCGTCGTTGTTAATATTAACAGCATCAATATCAACTGTTTCACTAGTTGACGGTTGATCAATAGTAAATGTCCCTTGGTTTAGGATACCTTGGCGGAAATGTACAAAGAATCCAGTATTTGCACTGCCGTTGCCGCGGCCATCGTTACGATAGATAAATGCAAGACGATTGCCAACTGCTGGCGGCTCTTCATAGATATAAGTCTGTTCTTTAAATGTTGTGCTAACAATTTCAAACGGTAGTACACGACCGTCTACTGACTTGGTAAAACTATAAACAGGCACATCAAGATTACTGGCCTGGAAACGATATTGTTCTGTAGGAATATTATAAATCGTAGCTTTGTCATCTGGATTGCCAAATTGTCGATTAACCGGCAGTGCAGCATTAAGTACTTTGATAAACTGATCGTACCAGTTGGGATTAGCTGGGTCATTCCAGGAAACAGTTTGTCCTGATAAGCTACGACCGTTTGAGTCATAGACTGCCTGGCTAGTAGATACTGTGGTAAATTTTAATAAACCACTGCCAGCGATGTTTCGTTTAGGATTATAGCTTAATAAGCGAGCAAGGCGTAATACGCTTTCACGGCGTTCTGCAAGCTCTAAAAAGTTATCACGGGCATTTAAATCAATGCGGAAAGCTATGCTTTGGCCCAAGAACGCAATAAGGTCAATTAGGGCAAGGTATTCGCTGGATTCAATATAGTCGTTAAAATCTTCAGGGTAGTTTTCCCTGATATAGTTAACCATAACTCTGCGTAGATTTTCAAAATCGTAGCTTTGAAAGTCTGCATTGCGGAAGCTCTGGTATATGCGTTTCCAATCTTCCGCTACTAGTAATCTATTTTGTCTATCAGTTGTTGACATACGCCTTCCCAATTATTGAGTATTTAGCGTATATTATTATGTGTGTAGTTAATTACATTCCTGACAAGCCGTTGGCCTTGTCAAACTTTAATTGGATAGCTTCTTGTATGTTGTAAGGATAATAAACCAGTACACATTCTATCTGTATGCCTGATTCATAGGTTGAGATGATGATCTGCTCAGCACGTACTCTAGAGTCATAATTGATGATAGTTTCAACATCTTTGGCCAATATATCTTTCAATTCATCAGTTAACGGTTCGAACAATACATCCCATATAATAGTACCAAAGTTGGGTTGTTCTAGGCGCTCACCGAGTCTGATATGAAAATGATTTAGTATATCTTGCTTGATTAATTGTAGGTCATAAAGTGCAAAACTTTCAGACATAGAAGATACTGTGCTGAAACCTTTATAGGTTTTTGCGCCTGGAGTGACTTGACTACGTGTACTACCTTGTAGCGTGATCTTATCGTATAATCGAGAATTAGTTGCCATCTAGTATTTACTCCTCTTCTGGCTCTTGATTAGGAGCCGGCACCTTAGCAAATGTATCTGTACTGGTACTGTACGTTCTCCATGCACTTGGAGGTTCGTTCATATCTGAAGTAAAATCACTTTGATCAGTTAGTTCTTCACCGTCCGTAGACTCATATCTAGTACCATCTTTATCTCTATCAAGTTTTTCCGGTTTATAGTTTAATGGATCTAAGTTTTCATGGTGTGGATATGGTTCTGGAGTAGGTATTCTACGCATTATAGATTCTGTACTGATTAACGATTGCCACTCATCTTGGCTAGTTAGATCAACAATTGTATGTAACTTTAATCTCTGAGGTAAGCCTGCTTCAACTGCGTCTGCGCCGCCCTCGGCTGCTGCGGCAACTGCTGCTGTAGGTCCATTCATGTGAATTTGACTTGCAGTTTCTATATGCTGCCCTGAAGAGTTTATATGATGAGTTCCGCCGGTTGTAATCTTCCTATCGCCTGTGACTTTATGGTCAAATGTGCCGTTGTGTGTTATTCTAACGTTACCGTTAATTATAACATCAGTATTGCCGCCGGTAGTAGTTTTAACAGTTCCGCCTTGTGTAACAAAATTTTCAACTACACTATTATAAACAGTATGTAAAAAATCTTTTTCATACAATTTATCTACTTGTTTTTTTACATGATGTTTATAATTTTCTTCATAAGTTTTATCTACATCTTTTTTAATGTGTATCTTTTGATTGTTGTCTACAATTAAAATTTGATCGCCAATAACATGTGTGTGTTTTTCGCCTTTAACTTTTGTGTTAAAGTTTCTTCCTGCTTCCATATTAATGTCACGATCTGCATAAAAGTTAAAATCTTGCTTAGTTCTAAAACTAATACTATCTTCCGCATACACTTCCATTTTACCATCACTTGTTAACTCAATCCAAGCTGTGCCTCGGCTGTTGCCAATGTAAATCAAATCTTCACTATTGTGCATTAAGATTTGATGTCCTGTTCTAGTACGCAATCGAATTAATTCGTTGTGCAAGATAGTCTTAATGCCGTCTGTTTCACCTAACTCAACCGCAGCATATTCAGGCGGGCCTTCAGATGCCGATTTCTTACGTAGAAACTTATCATCACCGTCATCCATTACAAATGACGAGCCACCTAATCTTGACACAAATGCATTAGGAATCTTATGTTCGTATTTTCCTACTTTACCAATCTTGCCAGCTTTATCTATAGGGCCTGGCGTACTAATGCCAAACACCATACTAGGTACTTCTCGGCGGGCGCTCGAAGTAGTAATACCGCGAATGTCATCTTTTAGTAGTCCTTGTGCCTCAACTGCGGTAGCACTTGGGTGTTCAGGTTTATCTTTCTTTGTAGTGTCACTTTCAGTGTCAGGGTGAAGTATTTTATTGTATTCGCCAGCTGGCACTCTTTCTTTTTCAGTATCAGTCTCTCTGCTGTCACTCGAAACATATTGAGTAGCAGCATATCCCGGAATAGCAAAGTTCATGTCTTCGTTCTGAACACAGCCCATCCAGAAACCTTTTCGAGTATCACCTCCGATAAAAATTACCATAACAATAGTACCAACATCAGGTGGTATCATCCACATACCATAGGCTTTTTGTGTATTGTCGTGTGTATCAGACGCATCACTAACGTAGTCAATATGTGTAGATCCGTAAAACGGGTTTAGATATTTTACAGTACGTAGTTGCCCTTCTCTGTCTTCGTCATTACCTGTTTCATGCAGAATTTGCACTTCAAGGGTACCCATATATGTTGGGTCAAGGTGGCTAACAATTTTAGCCAGAAAGGGGCCAGCATCGGGGGTTTCGGCGTTGGCGCCTTTTCTAAATTCTTCTGCCATGTTTGATTATCCGTAAAAGTCACCGAGGTCATTCGGTGGAGGCTCTTTGGGTGGGAAGTTTCCGCCACCACCTTCGCTTACTGTCTGTTTAGTTAGCCCTAGCGTCTGGGTAAACTTGCCTCTACTGAATTCGTTTTCAACTTGTAATACTTTATAAAATCCCGTAAATTCTCTTACTGCTGTTGTGTTACCAAAGTCATACAAGCCAGTATCAGTATTAGCATCTTCGGGAGTTCTAAAGGTTACTTTAATAAAAACTTCGCCGGTTTGCCAGTCAACCGATCCTGCTGTGTTTATTCCACTACCAGCTGTAGGGATCGTAAAGTTGCCATGGCCACTATCTCCAAGGAAATACGGGTCGCCTAAAATCTTTAAGTTTAAATTTAGCATGTCGTAGCCGCGAGTTGCCATATCATGAAACTGTCTTGCTGCGGTAGTTGCTGCATCATCAAAACTAGTTCCGCCGCCTGATTTAGCAGTAGATGTTCCTTTTGAATCATTTTTCTTTTTCTCTACGCCGGTGCCGCCAGTAGGTTGTCCTTCTGATGCGCCACTACCTCCTCCTGGAGAATCTGCTGCGCCACCACTAGCCTGCGCTAATGTCTTATCTTCAGAATTTTTTCCGCCGTCTGCGTTAAATGCACGATAAAATCCAACCTTGTACTCTATGGCAAAATCAAGTATATCGTGATTTTTACCTGTGTAGATGTAATTGTAATCTCGAGAGATAGCCATGCCGGCAGAACCTTTTGATCCAGTATTAGGTGCTGTGAATACAGTAGCGTCTACTAGATAAGGAACTACTCTAAAAATTACTTTTTTAGCTTTTGATCCAGTCTTTGGATCTTCATCAGAAATATTATGCAGGTGAGTTTCAATCCTCCACCAAGTGACTTTACCGTCAGGTGTTTGATTAGCTTCTTCTAAAGCTTTCTTTCCATAGTCACTGGTTAAAATAACTTGGTTAATAATATCTTGTACTGTAGCGCCTTGGGCAAATTTAAAGTTTGCATTTTTTGTGTTTATCTGAATATTGCCGCGTGTATAGATTCCGGTTGCAGGATCATATGCTGCATTATCTTTTGCCATTGGTGTGTCACCTTTATTGTACACATCAAGACCTAGTTTAGATATGCCTATTGGATTGCCCATATCGTTACTAGTATAAGGATATGTTGGAAATACAATATCTATTTCATGAGCATAAGTAACGTTTTTCTTTCTAGTTTTATCATCTTTAAGTTTATCATTGATAATTTTCTTTAAACTCTTATCTGCGTTTGTTAAAATATCTTCTACAGTATAAGGACCACCGTCATTGCAAGATATCATTGCATCTGTTTTAATTTCAGAAAATGTACTTGACATACCTTGTTCGTTCCAAGGATAAGCTTCAATATCGTATTCTGAACCGCGAGCAGTAACACGCATACTGACTTCTCTAATTTTCATGTGAATGTATTTGTCAGTTTTAGGAATTTTCTGAAACTGCTCGTCTGCATTAAAGTGGCCTTTAAAAATAATTGCCAACATATAAGGAGCATCGACATAGTTTTTATGTCCTGCCATTAATGCTGCTGTTTGTAAAGTTTCCCAGAATTTACCCATACTATATGGTTCAATAACTTTAAAACTTATGCTCAATGCATTACTATTTCCTGCTTGCTTATCTAGTCCGATTGTTCCAGATATTTTAACATTGTCCATAAAGGTAGTAGCGCCAATTGTTGGGCCAGTTGGCATTTGTATTATAGGAATACCTGCATATGGACTTCGTTGGCCGCCATTGACTTCACCGTCAGTTAGTGCGTATAGTCCAAACATGTAAGTGTATGATGCATATTTGTGCAATGGGTTTGACGGTATTTCAGCACCGGCTCCGCCTGCGGCAGTAGCGCCTCCTAAACTTGCTGCAAATCCACCTAGTGCTCCTGCTAAGCCTGTTGCACCTAGTGCTCCTGCTACTCCGGCAGCTGCTCCAGCAAGGCCGGCTGCGCCTGCTATAGCGCCTTGCACTCCAGCAGCAATTCCTGCTGCCGCATTTGCAACTCCTGCTATCTGACCTACTACCCCGCTGCCCGTATTGGTTAATCCGTTAATTGCTGAACTTCGTATAAGGGCAGCAGACTGAGTAACCGCAGATATACTACTGGTTGCTTGTCCTATGTTGCCAACAACTCTATTAGTAGCACCAATTGCATTAGTTGCCGAGTTTAAAAATCCCATATTATAATCCCATTAACTTAGTTAAGCTAACACCCTTAGGTATATAAATTTGTACTCCTGGAATAAAATCATAAATTGGATCTTGTAGAACGTTTAGATTTCGTTGTGTGAATACCCACCACAGTTTTGATGTTTTATATAAATCATAAGCTAACAAGTCGGGACGATGAGTGTATTGACTTTCTATAGTGTAGAGAAAGTCGTCGGGCTCTGCAGGGACCGGACGAATTGTTAAAAAACTCAAGTAGTTCTCTACAACGGGCGTTTCTGCCCAGGGACTAGTATTATTATATATTGCTGCCATTAGATAAATCCTGCTGATCCGCCGTTAATAAATGATTGTAAATTGAATGTTTTTACTTTTTCTCTACTATAGATTGGGCTCAATGTTACATTAAACGTACTCTTAGTTGGGACATGACTTGTTCCTGCCGCAATATAGTCAACGCCTGTTGGTAAATCTACTGAATAACTTTTTACAATAACTGGAATATCCTTAAACACATAATCTCCGTAGGCGTTAAATTTAAAAATTGCAGGAGGATTACCGTCCTGGAACATCTTAGTAGATGCTCTTAAAAAAGTTAATGCTTTAACCCATGCTTGACCTTCTACTGAATCAGTAACAAAAAATGGTGCGGATATTTGAATTGTTTCTGCTTTGCTATTCTGGTAGGCAAAAAATGCATAATTTTGATGTGTTATAGCTTGTTCATCATACGTAGCGCCACCAGATATTGAAATAGTCGGAGTGTAGGGAAATACTAACTGCCCGGTTGGTCCAGCAAGTCTAGCTCGCCATTCGCCGCCACCGCCGCCACCTAACGCACTAGCAAGTCCTCCAATTGCGCCTGCAAGTCCGGCAACTGCACCAAGACCACTACTAAATAGTGCTGCTCCGGCAGCAAATTGGCTTACTGGGTTTCCGCCGTCTGGTAAATTAAAGCTTCGAAGATTAGATACTGCGGCAAATGAACTGCTCACATTACCGATTGCATCTGTAATCCTGCCAGCTGTTCCAGTAATATTATTTAAGGTGCCCATTGCGCCATAGGCTGCTGAGCCGATAGATGTGGCGGCTCCTGTAACTGTGCGTAAACTATTACCTACATCAAATGATGCCATAATTGGACTCCTTAGTCACTGTATTTAGTTGACAAAATTAAGTGTATAGTTTATAATAAGAGAAAATAGGACTACTATGAAAGTTAATTACCTCAATAACAAAGATTTACTAGAAGAAATACATAAAAGCAAGAACACATTTTCTAGCTTCTTAAAGCCAGAATATCATAGATACGATCTTATACTGCCCACTATTGATAAAATCAATATTCGAACTATTGCAGAAGCAAAGAGGGCGCAGGCCAAACGTCAAGGTAGCGAAGAATATCAAAGGCGCAAAGCCCTAGGTGAAAAAGTTAAACAAGCAGATACAGAAGTTGACTATAAAAAGATAGCAAAGACTGATGTTATATTCCGTGTGATGACATTTGATCATATTCCGCTTAACAATACCCGCAAAAAGAATCCTAAAAGTCTAGCAGATCATAGAGATAAAGTTAACTTTCCCCCGTTCCAACATTGGAAGTTTGACGAAAACGATATCCTAGTGTGTGTCGGGAAAAGTCATTGGAAGGGCGATCTTGAAAAAGGTAAGTTTGACAAGGATCACGGACAGATTACTAATACCCTGGCTCGCATGTATATCAAACTATGTGTGCGATATGCTACCCGTGGTAACGTTCGTGGATACACGTACAATGATGAGATGCGTGGGCAAGCTATTCTACAGTTAACGCAGATTGGCTTACAGTTTGATGAAAGTAAGTCAGACAATCCCTTTGCCTACTTTACTGCCGCTGTTACTAACAGCTTTGTTAGGATTATCAACTTAGAAAAACGCAATCAAAATATCCGTGATGACCTATTAGAGATCAACGGGATGAACCCAAGTTACTCGAGAACTGGTTCAGGAGAACATGCGGCTGCGATCAAACGATTTGACGAAACTACTGATTGACCTGTAGCGGTAAAACAACTATAATAGTCTAACGGAGATAATATATTGAGTAATCTTTTTAAACGAGTGGCTTGCTTTACGGACATACACTTTGGATTAAAGTCTAACAGTCAAGTACACAATCAAGATTGTGAAGACTTTGTCGATTGGTATATTGCCAAAGCTAAAGAGAACGGATGTGATACAGGAATCTTTATGGGAGACTGGCATCACAATCGTAACAGTCTTAACATTACCACTATGGATTATAGTCTCAGGGCTTTAGAAAAACTCGGAGCTGCTTTTGATCAGTTTTTCTTTTTTCCAGGTAATCATGATCTTTACTATAAAGACAAGCGAGATATCCACTCAGTAGAGTTTGGCAAATACATTCCTGGTATCACTGTGGTACATAAACCTATAACTGTTGGCGATGTAACAATGTGCCCGTGGCTTGTAGGTGATGAATGGCGTACTGTGGGCAAACAGGGCGGCAAGTATATCTTTGGTCACTTTGAATTGCCTAGCTTCTTTATGAATGCCATGGTACAGATGCCAGATCATGGCGAGATTAGCCTTGACAGCTTTAAAGGTTACGAGTTGGGGTTCAGTGGACACTTCCACAAACGTCAACAACAGCGCAATATGATCTATATTGGCAATGCATTTCCACACAATTATGCAGATAACTGGGACGATGACCGTGGCATGATGATACTTGAGTGGGGCGGAGAGCCAGAATATCATACATGGCCTATGCAGCCTACATTCCGCACGGTTAAACTAAGCGAACTAATTGACAACGCAGACACAATTATTAAACCTAACCAACATCTACGTGTTAGTTTAGATATTGATATTAGCTATGAAGAAGCTAGTTTTATCAAAGAGAAGTTTATGGCAGACTATGCGATACGTGAACTAACTCTTATTCCAGAAAAGAAAGATATTGAGATTAACACAGACATTGACATTCAAGCATTTGAAAGTGTAGATCAAATTGTCTCCAATCAACTTGTTAATATTGAAAGTGATACTTTTGATAAGAAGATCCTGTTGGAGATTTATAATAGCCTATGATTAAAATTAAAGATTTAACAGTTAAGAACTTTATGAGCGTGGGTAATCAAACCCAGGCTGTGAACTTTTGCAGAGAACAACTAACACTGGTCTTAGGTGAAAACTTAGATCAAGGCGGAGATGATAGCGGAAGCCGGAACGGTACAGGTAAAACTACTATTGTTAATGCACTTAGCTTTGCATTGTATGGTAACGCACTGACTAATATCAAGAAAGACAACTTAATCAACAAGATTAACAATAAGAACATGTTAGTTACTTTGACCTTTGACAAGGATGGTAACAATTATAAGATTGAGCGTGGGCGTAAACCTACAATTATGAAGTTCTATGTTAATAATCAAGAGCAGAGCGCAGAGACAACTGATGATAGTCAGGGTGACATGCGTGAAACGCAAAAGGATATTGACGAGTTGTTAGGTATGAGTCACGATATGTTTAAACATATTGTTGCTCTTAACACCTATACAGAACCGTTTCTCAGCTTAAAAGCCAATGAGCAACGTGAGATCATTGAACAGTTGTTAGGTATTACTTTGTTATCAGAGAAGGCTGACACGCTTAAAGAACAGATTAGACTAACAAAAGAAAATATCTTTCAAGAATCGGCAGATATTGAGGCTGCTAAGAAGTCTAACGATAAAATTCAGATTAGTATTACTGGTTTAGAGACTAGACAGTCAGCATGGTACTCACAACAAAAGACAGACTGCATAAAAATTGCAGACTCAATTACAGAACTGCAAAGTGTTGACATTGAACGAGAATTAACACAGCATGCCAAGTTAAAACAGTACGATGAGCATGCTGCCAAGATTAAAAGTCTTAACAAAGAAAAATCAACACTTGAAACTGCTGTGATACAAGCAGATAAATCAGTTACCAAATACACAAAAGAACTAGAACAGTTAAAGAACAGGACTTGTCCTGCATGTGAACAAGGTTTACATACACACAAGCACGAAGAAATGTCTGCAACAGCTGAGAAAAATCTAGCAGATGCTATGATTTATCTGCAAGGTGTTAGCGACAGCTATGCCAGTGTCATGCAAGAGTTAGAAACTATTGGTGACATCAATGGTAGACCGCAGACTTATTATGACACTGTTGAAGAAGCACTCAAGCATCAGAACAATCTTGCCAGTTTAGAAACTGCATTAGCTAATAGACAACAAGAAACAGATCCTTATCAAGAACAAATTGATGATCTTAGACACACTGCTATTCAAGAAATATCTTGGGATAATGTTAACTTGTTGAATACCATGAAGGATCATCAAGAGTTCTTGTTAAAGTTGTTGACTAATAAGGATAGTTTTATTCGTAAGAAGATCATAGATCAAAACCTTGCCTACTTGAACAATAGACTAACCTACTATCTTGATAAGATGGGGTTACCGCATCAAGTAAGTTTCTTAAATGACTTAAACGTTGAGATTACACAGTTAGGACAGGATCTAGACTTTGATAACTTGAGCCGTGGTGAACGTAATAGATTAATCTTAGGATTGTCTTGGAGTTTCCGTGATGTGTGGGAAAGCCTGTATCAAAGTATTAACTTATTGTTTGTTGACGAACTAATTGACAACGGATTAGATGCCAACGG